GGTCTCTTCGTCATCTACAACTCCATGTGGGGTCAAGATGAGCCGCGAACCCTCCGCTACGCAATCATGCAAAACTGTTCCATGCGTGCTGATGGCGGACATGATCGCGCACCCGAAGACCGAGGAGGCCTACAAGTTCTACGCTGCCACCGGCGCGCAGCCGCTCCGCCAGGATGTGCGGCGCAATTTTCCCTTCGCGGGCATCCTCTTCGAGGAATATGCGGGGGCCGTTACGCTTTCCACCAAGGCCACCGAACGGCTGGTCCCGGCCAATGAAGGCATCGCCTTCCCGCTCGGCACCATGGACACCTTCACCACCTACGGCGGCCCGGCCAACCTGCTGGAGGCGGCGAACACCATCGGCCTGCCGCTCTATGCCCGCCAGCATCTCGACGAGAAGGGCCGCTGGATCGACCTGATGACCGAGGCCTCCATCCTGCCAGTCAACAAGCGGCCGCGCCTCGCGATCCGCCTGCACACATCGAACTGACGGCGGTCAGAATGTCGGTGTTCGAGGCGGCGCTGGGCCGCATCTTCGGCAATCCGTCGATGGCTGTGGCGGCAGTGTGGATCTCCGCCACCACCTCCGAGGAACGCCCGATCCGGGTGATCCGGCGCGCCTCGGACCGGATCACAGAATTCGGCGCGGGGCGCTTTGTCAGCGACACGACGATGGTGGATGTGCGTGTGTCGGACCTGCCCGATCCCCGGCCGGGCGATCTGTTGGTGATCGGCAGCGACAGCTTCACCCTCCAGGGCGAGCCGATCCGTGACCGCGAACGGCTGATCTGGACGCTGGACTTGAGGCCCGCATGAAGCTGAAGCTGGAGATCAGCCCCGACCTCGTCGCCCTGATGCGGGCGGAAATCGCCGCCGGGGAAAAGGCGGTGTCAGCGGCGATGCGCGCGGCGGGCACCGACCTGAAATCCGCCTGGCGCGGCCAGATCACCGGCGCGGGCCTCGGCACAAGGCTTGGGAACAGCATCCGCCTTGCCAGCTTCCCCAAATCGCGCGAGAGCCTGAACGCCGCCGCCCTGGTCTGGTCGAACGCCCCGGTCATCATCGGCGCCCATGACACCGGCCCGCTGATCCGGTCCAAGGACGGGTTCTGGCTGGCGATCCCCACGCCTGCGGCGGGCATGAGCACCAAGGGCCGCCGCATCACCCCCGGCGAATGGGAACGCCGCACGGGGTTGCGCCTGCGGTTCGTCTATCGCCGCAGGGGGCCCAGCCTCTTGGTGGCGGAGGGTAGGCTGAACTCAAAGGGTCGGGCCGTGGCATCGAAGTCGAAAACCGGACGCGGCGTGGCGACCGTGCCGATTTTCCTGCTGGTGCCACAGGTCAAGCTGCGCAAGCGGCTGGATCTGGCGCGGGGCGCAGAGCGGGCAATCGACGGCGTGCCGGGGCGGATCGTGGCGGGTTGGCATTGAAGCCAGAGATAGCCACATCTTATGCTTGGGAATTGCAGCTTGCCCAAATTTTGATCTATCAAGTGCCCGGGGTCAGGAAATCGTTCGAGGTGAGATTTGAAGATCATTATTCCTTTTGCAGTCAGAGATTTGTACTGTGACGAACTCCGAACGGCTCTCGAACCAGTAAAGGTGTTGAATGCCACCGACGGAGACATCGTCGCCGCGGCGCGACCGATCGCCTACGTCCCCGATGAGCAAGTTTTTGACCACCGCTACTCAGGTGACTTCTACCAGATCAAAGCAAACACACTCTGGCCGCTGTCAGTCTCGACGATCAAGCGCGTCTGGAAAGAGCAGGCGCTAAAGATCGGTCAAAAGATAAGAGATTGCGAAAAGCTCAGGTGGCGAACCGGTGTTTCAGTGCTTCTCGCAAGAGATCGTGGTTTAGACGTCACGGAGGCAACACTATTCTGCACAAGCGCTGGGGTCGTTTGGCGCATTGAAGGTCCGTCTCTAAATTCAGAACTCGAGGGAGATGATGAAATCGAAGCCGCCGTGCGCTTGCTGTATGGCGGATATATTGACGAACCGGCCCACCTTGCCAACCCGCGCCAAAGCGCTTGGGAACTTGGGAGACTTCTGTCCGCTCTCATCTACCTGGATGCATACGAAATTGCGGGACTTGCAGAAACAGAGGATTGTGGCGAACTCAGACTGGCCCGGCGGCTGCGCAACATCGATTTTGAGGTCGAGGCTTGGCTGCCTGATTAATGAAGCGCTTAAGTCTAAGCGTGCCAGCCAGTTGAACCGGTTGGCCAGGAGTTTTCAAACCTCGTGAACAACTGTCTGGAAATGTCGTGCCCACCACCCACGAACTCGTTCTCGCCGCGCTGCACGCGCGGCTGCAGCCGCTTGCCGCCTTCACCCTGCGCGATGAGGCGCTGCCCGAGCGGATACCGGCGGCCGGGCTGATCATCCTGCGCGACGGCCAGCCGGGCGAGCCGGAGGTCACGCTGTCACCCCTGCGTTATCATTACCAGCACCGCGCCGAGCTGGAGGTTGTCGTCCAGGCGGGCAGCGGCCGGACCTCCACTTTCGATGACCTGATCGCCGCCATTGGCGCGGCGCTGGAGGCTGACCGCACTCTCGGCGGGTTCTGCGACTGGGTCGAACCTGAGGCCCCAGCATCGGTCGATCTGCCCGTCGAGGGCGCGGCATCCCTGAAGGCAGCGGTGATCACCGTCGTGCTGCACTACACCACCACCGGCCCCCTGGCCTGATGCCCATGCCGCGAGACCGACAGTGATTGACTCGGGATCAGTCGCTGTTCGCGTAGTTTCCCCGCTGTGGGTGGTCACCCAGCAACCAAAGCAGCAAGATGGCCAGAAAGGGTGAGAAGAAGAGACTCACCAAGACCCAGCCAAAGGCACTGCGCCCTCTCGCTTCCGCCATTCTGGCGGGCAGCAGGATCAATATCCAAATGGTGAAATAGAAAGCCACCAGTCCGAAAAGCAGGGCAAGAAGACCTTCGATCATGAACTGGCGTCTCCTTTGGACCGCTGACCCTTAGCAGGTACCGTAGTAGCCGCGAGAATAGCGGCAATACTCTCTGGCGGCGCCGGAGCGGATCATTTCGGCGGCGATGTCCCGACCATCTGGAAGGAAGCATTGCGCGACCAGGCGACCGTAGCGGTCTACGTCCAGAATGGAGCAGCGCAGACGGTTGCCTGAGATCAGGCCGCGCAGGGCGGTTGTGGCTGCCGAACCTCCGCGATGGTCCCATTCCGGTGCATCGAGGCCCCAAACACGAATCCGGCGGGACTCGCCACTTAGAGTGAAGGTGTCACCATCGAGGATCTTGCTGACCCTCGCCTCGAGGGCAGGTGCCTGCTCGGCTCGGGCTTCCAGCCCCGCCAACAAGACCAGAAGAGTTGCAAGGGCCGCGAGCAGGAGAAATGCGGGGCGACGGTGGCAATGCAGCTGCTGGGCACGAAAATATTCTGTCATGCCGCCATGATGGCGCGAACCAGGACGGCACCGCAAGTCGTCCCCGAGAAATCAGATCATTAAAGAGAGGAGTCCCCCCATGGCACGTGCGCAAGGCGCGCGGGCGCAGATGGCGCTTGCGTATGAGACAGTTTACGGCACCCCGCCTGTCAGCGGGTTCCGGTTGATGCCCTTCGCCCGGGCGACGCTCGGGTCGGAACAGCCGCTGCTGGAATCCGAACTGCTGGGATACGGCCGCGATCCCCTAGCCCCGATCAAGGACGCGGTCACCGCGGATGGCGAAGTGGTGATCCCGATTGATGTCGAGGCTTTCGGCTTCTGGCTTAAGGCCGCCTTCGGTCAGCCGGTCACCAGCGGCACCACGCCGAAGACCCATACCTTCCAGTCGGGCAATTGGACGCTGCCGTCGATGTCCATCGAAACCGCCATGCCGGAGGTGCCGCGCTTTGCGATGTATTCAGGCTGTGTCCTCGACCAGCTGTCCTGGCAGATGCAGCGCTCCGGCTTGTTGACGGCCACAGCCCGGCTTGTGGCCCAAGGCGAAGCCATCGCCGCCGCGACGGCCGCTGGCACGCCCACGGCGCTGGGCCTGCAGCGCTTCGGCCACTTCAACGGCACAGTAAAACGCAACGGCACCGCGCTGGGCAATGTCGTTTCTGCCGAGATCACCTACGCCAACAACCTCGACCGGATCGAGACCATTCGAGGTGACGGTCGCATCGATGGGGCCGACCCGACCATGGCGGCGCTGACCGGGCGGATCGAGGTGCGGTTTTCCGACAGCACGCTGGTCACACAAGCGATCGACGGCAGCCCGTGCGAGCTGGAGTTCAACTACAGCCTCGGGGCCAACGCCAGTTTCACGTTCACTGCACACGCCGTGTACTTGCCGATCCCCCGGATCGAAATTGCCGGGCCGCAAGGCGTGCAGGCCAGCTTTGACTGGCAGGCCGCCAAGGCCGCCAGCCCTGCCCGCATGTGCACCGCCGTTCTCGTCAACACCCTCGCAGGATACTGATCATGATCCGTTTGAACCTGACTGCCATGCCGCAGTGGCTGGACCTCGCCCCCGGCCTGCGCCTGCTCGTCGGCCCCCTGACCACCGCGCTGATGGTCTCTGCCCGCGCCGATCCGGCCATCGAGGCCCTGCCCGAAGGAGCGAGCCAAGAGGCGCTGGCCCTCGCGATGGCGAAAGCTGTGGCACGCCGCGCCGTGTTGGATTGGGAAGGTGTGGGTGATGCCATGGGCACAATTGTGCCCGTCACGCCGGAAAGGATCGACGCCCTTCTGGAAATCTGGCCAATCTTCGAAGCGTTCCAGACCCAGTACGTCGCCAAGGGTCTGATCCTGGACGCGGAAAAAAACGTCTCCGCGCCCTCGCCGACTGGTGCTTCGGCGGGGGCGACCGCTATTGCGCGGCCTGCGCCGGGCCCTGCCCTGACTGCCCCGCAAGACTGAACCGGCCGCAGACACAGGAAGGCTGGCAGGTCTGGGACCTGGTCGGCCGCCTCGGTGGGCAGCTGCGCGTGATCCCGGGTGCTGTGCTCGGCTGGGACATGGGCGCGGCCCTCGCCACGGCCCGCGCCCTCGGGATCGACACCCTGATCGCCGCCGAGCTGCTGCCCGAGATCGAGGCGGTGATGGTGCGCAAGCTCAACGAACAGATGGAAGGAAGCCACGATGGCTGAAAAGCGTGTGTCCGTCCGCCTCGTGGCGGAGGGCGGCCGCCAGGTGCGTGCCGAGCTGGAAGGGGTGGGTGAGGCCGGGGCGCGAGGGTTCGGCCGCCTGTCGACCGAGATGGACCTCGCCAACACCCGCCTCGCC